ATAAGTGAATTTGAAAACACCAATAGTAATAGTAATAGTAATAGTAATAGTAATAGTAATAGTAATAGTAATAGTAATAGTAATAGTAATAGTATTAGTAATAGTAATACTAAAGAATCAATTAAAATCAATGATCCAAGAGATGTTAATGAATCTATTAATAGTGATTCTAAAAATTCTAATAGTAATAATAGTTGCAATGATACATTTATGACAAAAGATGAAAATAAATCAACGTATATTATAAATAATGTATTAGAATCAGCATCAACCAAAATTAATAAAATTAATAGATCACAATCAGAATTAGATAGTAAATTAGAAAAATTACTAAAAAATGATTTAGGAGATTCAGATACCGATTCTACTTTTGCAGTAGATAATCAATCTAATTACCAAGAAGTGTTTTCCAATTCTAATTCATCTCATGATTCATCTTTAAATTCTAACCAAAAAAATGAAGAAATAAATAAAAATAAATTTTTTGCTAATTATTTAAATATTTAAAATATAATGATAAATTGAATCAATTTTATAAATTGTTTCAATTTTCATCTTTCCATTTTTCGTAAAAAATATAAATCAATTTTCATCTTTCGTAAAAAATATAAATCAATTTTCATCTTTCGTAAAAAATATAAATATATAGTAAACAAACACACAGATTACAAAAACAAAAACACAATAAAATTATTTATTTTATTTTTCATTAATTGTTTTTTGACTAATTAATATCGATGGTGATATCATATCAAGTAATGCAAATGAAATTGCAGATATAAAAGCTAATGTAAGTAATTCACTATTATTTAATAATTGATTAGGTATGTATCTAAGAGATACTAACATAATTAAACACATTAAAATATATTTAATAATTCTTTTACACATTTCTTTATTAGTTATTTTTAACATTAATATACTGTAGAAAAAATAATTTAGAAATTGATTTTAGATAAAATTGTTATATACGTATAATAATTTATTTTAAATTTTCTTTCTAGTGTTATTATAATGAAAAAAATTATATATTTTATATTTGGAACATTTATTTTAGTTTATTTATTTCAATCTATGGACAAGTCTTGTAAAAGAAAGTCAATATTTGATAAAGTTAAAATTCCTTTACTATCATCATCTTTAATTGGTATTATTTGTTTACATTTAGATGATAAAAGTCCTTCATGTTTACAATTTGTAATGCCATTTAGTAAACCCGTCAATATTGATGGACAAACTATATTTACTGATTTAGGAAACTTTTAAAAGTTCGTTTTATGATTACAAACATTTTTTTCTAAATGTTTGTAATTAATGAGTCATTTAAATGTGAGTGCAGGAGGTTCTCAATTAAGACTAAAGAAATTTAGAATAGATAAAATGGTCGAACATGCTACAATTGCGATGATTGCTAAAAGAGCGTCAGGAAAAAGTTACTTGACAAAAGAAATATTATATCATAAAAAAAGTCTTCCTACTGCAGTTGTTATTAGTAGAACAGAAAAATTAAATCGTTTTTATGGAGAATTTATTGCAGATAGTTTTATTTATAATAGTTTTGAGACAGATATTTTAACAAACATATATCAAAGACAAGCTAAATGTAATGAAGATAATAAAAATAAACTGGCTGAAGGGAAAAAAGAGAAAGATGATCGTATAATGTTAGTTATGGACGATTGTATGAGTTCAAAAGGAACATGGGTAAAAGACCAAAATATTCTTGAATTATTTTTTAATGGTAGACATCACCATGTTTCATTTATTTTAACAATGCAGTATGCTGTAGGTATACCTCCTGAAATGAGAAGTAATTTTGATTATATTTTCTTATTAGCAGAAGATTTTATTTCAAACCAAAAAAGATTGTATGAACATTATGCAGGGATGTTTCCATCATTTGATATTTTCAAACAAGTTTTTACTGAAGTAACACAAAATTATGGAGTAATGGTTATTGATAACAGAATTCATAGTAGTAATATAACTGATAAAGTATTCTGGTATAAAGCAAAAAAAGTACCTGATTTTAAAATGGGATCTAAAATATTTAATAAATATCATAAAAAATATTATGATCCTGAATGGAATAAAAGACCAATGTTATTTGATCCTAATGATATATTATCTAAAAAAAGAAATAATTTTAAGGTTAATGTGAAGAAAGTCAAAAATAATGATGATGATGATTCTTATTAAAGATCAATGCTATTAGATGAATTATCTTTTCCATCTAGTTCTTTACTACATAATTCCTCTTGTTTTACATATTCTTTCTTTTTCTTTTCCAAGCTTTTAATTGATTCCTCAATATCTCCTAATTTTTGTTTTAATGTTTCCTTTTTACTAGAATCATCTGTACTTGATAGTTCTTTTTTAATAATTTCTTTATTTTCATTTGATGTTTTAATTGTTTCTTCAACATTTTCTCTAGCTTGACGATTCTTATATTGTTCATGTAAAATTTTAGATTTCTCACTAGATTCAATATGAGCTTTCATAATTTTATTTAGTTCTTGGTTAGCATATTCAGGTGATCCTGCTTCTTTTGAAGTAGGATCTGGATCAAATGCTAACCATTTACCCATTTCACCAACATAAATATTATGAAGAGTATCAAAAGATTGTAATTTTTTTGCATATTCTTCTGCTTCATTAATTTTATCAAAAACTCCTCTAATTTTAATTCCTGATAATGTTGTTTTATTAGTAGGATCTTGTAAAAAACTGATACAAACAAAATTTTGAGCAGTTGGTAAAAGTGTGTCTTCTGTTAGTAGATCAACGGACATTATAATATTATAATACCATAATAATTATTTAAATAAAAATCAATAAAGTTTTTTATTTAACTTTAAATGATACGATCGAATTAATTGATTTTATTTTATTATTATTTTTCTCTATTTTTTTATTTACTTTTGCTAGTTCGGCTATTAGCTTTAATTTTTGATTAAACAACTTTTTACCTAATAGAATTATACTATTTTGCAAATCATTTTCTGTTTGATTATATTTAGTTCTTTTCATTTCTGATAATGTTTTTTTAATATTTTGATAACTATCAAATTTACTTTTTATTTTATCATATAAAAGTTTTCTTTTTATTACCTTCCTTTGATATTCTATCATTTCTTTTTCAGTTAATTTATTTTTAATAGGTTCTGTTTTTGATACAATTGAATTTAATTCTTTTAATTCTGGTTTTATGAAATTAATATCATCAATAATAAATTCCTGTTTTTTCTGTAATTTAGTGATCTTTTCAATTATTAATGATTCAGATATTTTATCTTTTTTTAATAATTTTTCTTCTTCTTTTCTATTTTCTTTAATCATTTCATTTGTAATTTCTATTTTATTATTTATTTCAATGATTTTTCTTTTATTTTCAATACTTTCATTTTCTAATTCTGTTATTTCTTTCTGAGTTTCATTATCTTTTTTATTGAAATCTTTAGTTAGTTTGTCTGTATATCCCATCCAAGGAGAAGGTTTTTTAAACATTATTTCAAACATATTAGTAGGAAGAGTATCTTGTATTACTAATTCACTATCAATAGTCCTCTTTTTCTCTTCTGCAATTAATTTATTAACAATTTCTTTGTAATTCATATCATTAAATACATAATATGACTTTGTAACATAAAATGTAAGAAATGTTAATCCTACAAATAATATTATAACAGATATGTTTTTTAAGGTTTTCATATTACTATATTGAAGAAATAAATTCCCATTTTAAATTTTTACAAATTTTTTCCCAAACGTCTTCTTGTTCTTTTAAATTTTTAATTGATTTTAATAAAGGAAAACTATTTAGTAAATTATCCAATTCTAATAACTGACAAAATTTGTGTAATACATAAGAATATGATAAAAAGTTTTTTCTTCCTGTAGGTTTATATATTTCCCAAGGATCCTGAATTTTAGAAAACATGTCGATAAACTTTATCTCAATATTTCTGCTTATTGTAGGTGGATCAAGACCAGTTAATTTATTTATTATGAATGGAATATGTTCATATAGATTGTTATGACCCAACTTTTTTAATATTAATTTCATTTTATCTCTTGTTAGTGATTTTAAATCTTTTATTCTATTTTTATTCATTTCAGTAATTATTTCTACAAAAATATTCTCAGGAATTTCTGTAGATTCTTTTGCTTGAAATTGATTTAACCATTCTTTGAAATGATTTTTTCTTTGATAAGGAGAATATTCCTTAATTTGTTTGTCTTCGTCAAGTATAATTTCTTCACTGTCACCACATATTGTACAAACAAATGTAGATTCACCAAAGTCTAATGTTTTTTCAATATTACATTCCTTACAATATTTTATTCTGTTTGTACCATCATCTTTTATTGTTCTCACACCTTCTACTCGTTGACAGTATTTATTTAGTAACCTTGATCTAGAATTAATTTCATCATCCTTTTTAGGCTTTTTTTTAGATAACCAATCAATAATATTTTTGGTTTCATTATATTCATTTTTATTTTCATCTCTTAATTCATAATAATCGCATATAATTTCACCTATTTTATCATAATAATTTATTTCTTCTTTATTACTATTTATTGAATTAACATCAGATTTTAAACTATCAATCTCATTAAGAAAGTTAGCTTTATTTTCTATATCTTTGTCTGTTAATTGATTGTTATCTTTTAGATTATTGATATCAAATAATTTAGTTTCTAGTTCTTCTATTTTTATTTTTTTATCATCAATGTTATTTTTTTGTGTGTGGAACATTTCTGAATATTCCTTGTGTTTTTTATCCAAAGTAGTTGAATCTCTGAAGTCTGTTTTTTCTTTTTTCTTGTTCTTAACTTTAAAATTAGACATTATATATAAAGAAAAAATTTACTTTAAGCCAATATTTATAAAAAATAGATATATTTGTAATCTTAATTGATAGATTCATTTTTAATTATTTTAAAAATCATCTAGAAATAGAATTATAATTAAACGAATTATAGACATTTGAAAATAAAAAGTTATAGAAATTTTAACTTTTTTGTATTTTAAAAAATAATTTAAAAATATATAAAAATTTTTATTTAGAAATTACTATTTTTTAGTTGAAAAATTTAATATTTGGAATAATAAAAATATATAAAAATTTTTTTTCTTTATTAAGTTATATACTAATATGGGAGGAGGACTTATGCAATTAGTCGCCTACGGTGCCCAAGATGTTTATCTTACCGGCCAACCACAAATTACTTTTTTTAAGGTCGTGTACAGAAGACATACCAACTTTTCTGTTGAACCAATTCAACAAACTTTTCAAGGTGCTGCCGAATTCGGTAGAACCGTTACCTGCAACGTTAACAGAAACGGTGATTTAATCACCAATATGTACTTAGTTGCCACCCTTAAATCTGGAGCCAGATCCGGATGGGGTTACGTTTCCAGACTTGGTCACGCTATGATTGAATCATGCAAGATCGAAGTTGGTGGATCCAAAATTGACGAACAATACGGTGACTGGCTTAACGTATGGTACGAATTAACCAGAAACAGTTTCCACGACAGAGGATACTCTCAAATGATCGGTGATGTTGATTCCCTTAAATCTATCGGTGCTCCATCAACCACTTCTGAATTTACCATGTATGTTCCATTATGTTTCTGGTTCAACAGAAACAACGGATTAGCTTTACCTCTTATCGCTTTACAATACCACGATGTTAGAGTTACCATGAAATTGAGAGAAGCTGCTGACTTAGTTAACTACACTGGTACATCTGTCCCAGCTGCCGTTAACAACGACTTGATGAAGGATGCTTACTTATTGATTGACTACGTATATCTTGATTCTGAAGAAAGAAAGAGATTCGCTCAAGCTGCTCACGAATACTTGATCGAACAAGTTCAATTCACTGGTGACGAAACTTACAACGCTTCCAACTTGAAATACAGACTTAACTTCAATCACCCATCCAAGTATCTTGTATGGAATGTATTAAAGACAAGATTCTCTGGCAAGAACTCCTGGTTAGCTTGGGCCTTCAACGGTGACTGGGCTGCTGCCAAGGAAAGATTTGCCAAATACTTATGGCTTGCTACCAGAGGTGACTTTGCCGTTAACGGTGCTGGTGTTTACTCCATCGCTATGACTGACGGTACTTTCGAAGTAGGAGATGTTCCAACTGCCGCAGCTGGTTTATCCACTGCTGTTACCGCTTTGTTAGCCAAGGTTGATGCCCAACTTTTATTCTCTGCCGCTGCTGGTGGTGCCGCTAACTCTGCTGCTGCCTCTGCTGAAAATGTTGTCATCCTAAGAAACGAATTAACCAACGAAGACTTGAACTTAACTCTTTCTGAATTAACTGCTGGTATGGCTGCTACCCCAGTTGCTTTCTTAACTGCCAACTCTTACTCCGTAAGAGATTACCACAATTACTCTGATACCCCAACCGGTACCGGTAACCCAGTCAAAACCGCTAAGTTACAACTTAACGGTCACGATAGATTTACTACCAGAGACGGTAACTACTTCAACTACGTACAACCATACCAACACTTCAGCAACACCCCTGCTGATGGTATTAACGTATACTCATTTGCTCTTAAGCCAGAAGATCATCAACCATCTGGTACTTGCAATTTCTCAAGAATTGATAACACTACTCTTAACATTGAATCAACCTACAGTAACACCGCCGATGATGGTGTCACCAAGGTATACGCTGTAAATTACAACGTATTCAGAGTAATGAGTGGTATGGGTGGGTTAAGCTTTCAGAATTAATTTGAAGAACTGATCCGAAAAGCAACGTGCTATAACAAAAACGATCTCTTGTTATAGGAAAATCACTTGTGCCGTCGTAACAATACCCAGGCCAGTTGCTAGTGTTTTTGAAACTATTTTTGTTTCAATTATGCGACATATCTTGTTGTTCGGGAAACCCCTTATAGCCTTTTCTACCAAGCACAATTCCGAAAGGTTTGTGTGGCCGAGAGTAATGTACTCGGGTATGGTAATAACGAAAAGGATTGGGCAATCCGCATGCTAACTACCTAAAGGCGATTATGCTAGCCAATGGTAGGGCGTCAGAGACTGAACGGATATGGGTCAACAATGAAGGTTTAAGCAACCTGAGTTGGCTTAAGATACAGTCCACCCCTTAGGGAAACTTAAGGGATAAAAGTGAGCTTACTCAAATTAAGCTGCTAGTTTCAATCTAAGAATTTTTTATTTATGATATTAATGATATAAACGAATAAATTTATTCGCATTGCGAAATGAATTTCATTTTAGCTTTGCTAAATAAAATTGATTAAAAATAGATCTTATGGTCTATTTTTAGTTCAAAACATTTTATACATCTACATTAACCGGTTGAGTTATTGCGTCCAATTGTCTTATTATTCTTTTCGCTTCTTCTAATTTTTCTATTATTGTTTTCTTTGCTGATTTTGTGGTCGACATACTTTTTTTATCTATGGACTGAAAATGAAATGTAATAATTCAAAAACATTTTATGAAAATTATCAAATGTTTAAAAAAATAAGGTAATAGAAAAATATCCTACTTACAATATATAATTAGTAACTTTGTATATAAATTTTAAATACATTTAAACAATCATTAAAGTATTAATCAATGAGTCTAAAATATAATTCTGTATATATCGATAATAATGAATATACTGTAAAAAGATATAATGAAATTAAAAAAAAAATTCCAAGGTCAATTATCTTAAAACATGATATTTTTGATAAAAATGGAAAACAACTTGAATATGTAGAAAGTAAACAAGGTAAATTTAGATCACATTTTAGAATTAAAAATAATCAAGAAGGAACAACTAATCCAATGACAGATTGGCATTGTATATGGGGAAATTATTTTTTAGAAATAAAAGAAAAAATTTATAACCATAAAAATATGATTAAATCAAATAGGAGAGCAGATGTAGATTTAAATGAAAAAAAAGTTATTGAGTTTCAACACAGTTGTATTAGTAAAGAAGAAGTTGATAATAGAAAGCATGATTGGAATTTAGTTAATAAAGATATATTATGGATTATAGATGGTTCTGATACTGTTGAAGTAACTGAATTAAAAAATAGTAGTAGGATATTTTTGGAATTCAAATCAGACCCATGGAAATACGAAAGTTTTACAAGTTATGATAATATATATATTGATATTGAAAATAAACTTTATAAAGTTAATCCTAAATTTGTGAAAAGTAATATGATTGATGTTCAATTACCAGTATCTAAAGAAATTTTTATTGATTCTTTAAAAAAAAATAAACAGTTATTTACTGATGAAAAAATACTTCAAACAAATATTTATGTAAAACAACAGGGAGCAGGAAATGGTAAAACATATGGTATAGTTCAATTAATTCAAGATGAAAAATTTAAACATTATGATACGTTTGTTTATTTGACAAAACAACATTCAGCTGTACATGTTATTAGAAGTGAGATTGAAGATCAAATGAAAAGAGGAGATTTAAATGATGTTGAAATTATAAATCAAAATAAGGTAAGTAAAAAATATATTATTAATTTTAAAAATAAATCAAAAAACAATCAAAGAAAAATAATTATAGGAACATTTGATTCTTTTGTATTTGCCTTAGGTAATCAACAAATTAAAGCTTGTGATAAATTTGTAGCAATGGCTAAATCAATAATTGATGAAGAATTAAGATGTACAAGAAATGGAAAAGTCCAATATGCGGGAGGTATTAACTTGAATAAACGTTTATTATTAATTGGTGATGAAATGCAAGATTTATCAGAAGAATATATTAAAGCAGTAATTAAAATTACAAGAGACAGATATGTTGATTTTTATGGTGTAGGGGATTTATTACAGAGTATTTCAATAAAAAAGAATTCTTTTGCTTTTTTATATAAAAACGATTTACCAAATGATACTATCAATGTTACTAAATATCAACCATCCAACATTTGTAGAAGATTTAATGATAAGAAATTAATTAATTTTGTTAATTCAATTGTACCTTTTTCAAAAGAATATTCATTACCAATAGTTAAATCATCAAATGAAACAATAAATGATGATTCTTTAGTAATATTTAATGGAAGAACAGTTTATTCCTATGATGATGATAATAAAGTTCAAGACGAAATAGATAAAATAATGGAACATTATATAAACGAAGTTGAAGTAAATAATTATAGACCAAATGATTTTTTAATTGTTACTCCATTTTCATCTAAAAATACATTAGTAGATGCTTTGAATACTAATATTAGAAATTTTTGGAAAAAAAAATATAAAGATAAAGAATATATTAAACATTCTGTTTTTCATAAATCAGATTCGGGTACTTCTATTGATTTAACAGAATCTGATAATGCTACTAGAATTGTATCAATTCATTCGTCAAAAGGAGATGGAAGACCAGTTGTTTTTGTTATTGGTTTAAGTGAGGATGGTTTGAAGAAGTTCAGTAATGAATCTAATAATTTAATATATGATTCATTAATACATGTTGCATTAACTAGAATGAAGAAAAAATTATATATAAGGTTAGAATGTAACAATGATAATATTCATCAAAGAATTCAGAAATATATGTCAGAATCTGGAGATAAATACAATATAGAACCTTATATAAAAATATCTAAATCTATAAAATTAGAGTCTATGTTTCAAAATACTCAGAAACAAGCAAAAAACTTTAATATTTGTTCAGAAAAAATATTTAAATTTACAAAATATAATGATTTACCAATAGAAGAAGAAGAAAATAAAGAATTAATTGATATGAAACATCATTGTGTTAGGTATATTACATTTTATATAGTATTAGTATTCAAAATTATGGAAGATAAATTAAATGATAAAGATGAAAATATTAGTTTCCAACAAATTTATCAAGTTTTGAGAAACATATTGGATAAAGATATTAATTATACATTAAATTCAAGAACTTACTATAAAAATCTTTATAACAAAAAAAATATTAAAACAAATTTACCAATTTTAAAATATTCTAGTGAAGAAGGCGATTACAGTGTATATTCGTATGTTTTAGAAAAAAGAATAAATAAGACACGGACAAAACTTTCTAATTTTTTAAGAAAAGGTGGCAATATGAAATTAAAAGTTTTAGATTCTATAATAATGTATCATTTAATGCAATTATCAGACCAAGGTAAATTTGGTGATTTACCAATTAGTGATCTTTATGATATAATTGATTTATATAAAAAAGCAAAACCAGATGAAAAAGATATATATTTAAAATCACATTATAATAAGATTAATTTAATCTCAGAATTATATAATAAATTAAAGACAGATTATGTAAATTTAAAATGGTTATTAGATCATTTTGTATATTTTAATGGGAATTCTTCTGATTTTGAAATTTATAAGAAATTTAATATGATTGCTTATAATGATGATGTTGTGTTTGTATGTTATATTAAACCACAATTTAATCAATTAAATTACAATGAAGTTATGTTAGATAGTATATTTGATACTTTTTTAATTAAGAATGTTAAAAAGAATGAGGATAATAAAATATCTGAAAATTATAAAAAATTTAATGGGAAAAAAATATTAACATGTGTTTTATCATTTGATTGTGATGAACCATTTATATTCGATTGGAGCGATATAAAAAATAATGATGATTTAATTAATGTTAATAATGATTCTATTAAAGAAATAGTTAAAGAAGAATTATATTCAAATTTTGAAATGAAAAATAATAATATTTATTTATTTTATAAATATTATTTAGAAGAATTCAAAAATGAAGAACCATTAACTATTATAACAAAAATAATTGATACATATACTAAAATAAAAGATGATGATATATATACAAAATTTCCAAAATACATTGATGAATTATTTTTTGAAATAAAAAGTTCAATTAAAAGGAAAGATAAAGATAAACAACTAGAAATATTAAAAAATTATACTGATAGACAAACTTTTATGGAAGAAATAACATATAATCTAAATGAATCAATAAATAGTTTTTTTTAGCGTATAGATTCTATTTATAATCTACAAATATATATTGGATTAACAAACGATGAAGTTATAAAAAAAATAAAAAATAAATAATTTAACTAATAAAAACATAATTAGGTAATGCAAATTTAGTTTCTCCTGCTGCTGATGTTATTAATGCAATAAAATCTATGCCTGCTACATATGGTGTTATTACGATCTTTAGCAAGACATTGGGACATTTTAAGACATAGGAATAATTCTTATGTCTTAAAATAATATATTTCAGTTTTTATCTAAATTATTATGCTTTCAGTTAGCCATCCATGATACATGATAGCATAAATTTAGTCGAATTGCGTAATTAATTGATCTTATGGTTTATTTTTAGTTCAAAATATTTTTATACACTCACATTAATCCTATTAATCTATTTTGTTATTGGTAACATTTTATATTTATCTACCAATTCTTTTTCTTGTATAGGATCACCAGAAAAAAGCTTTTCTATTTCATCTTTAGTCATAGTTTCATCTCTATTATGCATATATTGTTTATATCCAGTTTTATTTAAATAGAGACGAGTAAAAGAAAAAAAATAATAATCATTCAGTGTTTTGTAATACTTCCAAGGATCTTTTATATCTTTATTTGCATATACCATTTTTTCAAGTACAAATTTAAAGCTACCGTACCATATATAATGCATATCAACATTTTCATTAATATTATCTAAAATTATTTTAAGATTAGATTTATATTCCTCAATTTTTGGATATAATTTTTGATATAATTCATCTTGTTTTTGTTTTTGTGCATTTAATTTTTTTTTCTTTCTTTTTAAATCTGTAAGAAGTTTACCAGTTGTTACATACTTTTTTTTTTCAATTTTAATATCTTCTAATACCTGAGTTATGTTATCGTCAATTGATTTAATTTCTTTTTCTAAATTATCAAGTTCTTTAGATTTTTCTTCAAATATATCATTACAATATTCTATAAATCCTTCAATAGAAATTATTTCATCCTTAGATGCAGTTTTAAGTATTTTTATAAAATCACTTTTTCTAAATTTTAACCATCTTTTCATAAATTCTTCTTGCAATTTTATATTTCCACCTTCCATTAAATTTTTTAAATCATGATATTTTATTTTATATTTTAGATATTTATTCTTAATCTGAATATTATCCATATTATAGATTTAACTAGAATTTATTTATTAATTTCCATAATATTTTCATAACTCTTTAAATATCAGATTCGTTAGTTTTCCCAATTTTTGGTTTTTATGCGGAGTATTCAAATGAATTACACATTTTAACACTGTATATTTATTATATGGTACATTTAAATAAGTAACATTTTCAGTTTAATAATTTTTTTTTATATTTTTGTATTTGATCAATTTATCTTTAGAACTCCCCTCTATACAATCATTGCATTTTTTATTTGGATGATCAATTCCATTTAAATTTGATTTATCACATATTGGATAAAATAATTTATAATCTTCATTTTTATTATTTTTTTGATTTTCTGTAAATTGATCAATAAATTTTGTTGGGTTAAAATAATAATATTCTATATTTTCATTATATTTTTCTAATATATTTTCATTATATTTTTCTAATATATTTTTATTAAAAATAATAAAGAATAACAACTGTTCATTATCAAATATAGCAATATCTATATTTAAATTTTTATATTTATAGTCATACATAATATTATAACCATAAGTACACCAACCATCTGCACTTAAATTTAAGTGTGAATATATATTTTTTCTACAATTTATTGAAAGTTTTCCACATAATATACAATTCCAAAGTAACTCAAACTTATATTTATTTTCAATACAATACTTAATTTTAGATTTACATTCTTCAATTATATCTTTTTCTGGAATACATTTTTCACATATATGAATACAATCATTTCTAATACATGATAATTTTGATTTATTTTTATCAAAATTCATATCATTAATTATATCCGTTGCATTAAAATCAAACCATGGCTCAGGTCTAGCTTCAGCACCTTCATCTATTGTTTTATGTGTATTTGTTACTTCTAAGACGTATCTAACTTTACCATTATTAATAATTGCTACATCTGCAACATATTTTCTACATGGACTATTATATTCAATAATCACTTCGTCACCATCTTTATACTTAATCTT